CGCGACTAGGCGTGTTTGCGTCAGAGATTTCGCACACCCACCCCATGTGTCGCCGTTTGTCAGGGGGGTGGGGGTGGGGTCACCAATTACGTGATGTGGCACCTAGGGCGGGCTTGTCTACCTTGTCCTGCTTGGCTTTGTTGCACCTGAGATGAGCACTGTCTAGGTTGCTTGGTTCTTCGCGTAGCTCGGGGTGCGTTGACCAGGGCTTGATGTGCTCGACACTGAAGCTGTCTTCGTTGGGGTAGGTCAGTGTGTAGTCGATGGGCTGTGTGCATATGCAGCATGGCTTACGCTTGGCTCGTTGGTTGGCTACTAGGTTGCGCCAGTTGCCACCTGATCTGCCTGCATGCTTACCCATTGCATACCCCTAACGTTTAGGTGGCTGCCTGCTTCTCAGCGGTAGCCGTGCGTCGTTAGCCTGACGCGGCAGATAGCGGCCTCCTCAGGTCCGTTGCCTATCTCTTATTCCAACCATCCGAGGCCGTAGCGTTAGCCTGCGTGGAAGGTCTGTGCAGCAAGCAACAGCACATCGTGTGGTGTGTCCCTGCTGAGTCTTTGGTCGAGCACGATACGTAAGCGTGCGGCGAGGATCCGAACCCGCAGCGGCTGATCTTTTTTAATCAGTCGCTCCTGGCTCGATGTCGCAGTCGCAGTCATCGCCGCAGTACATGTTGTCCTGCTGTCCTTCTTTGTACCCTCGCGCATAGGTGCCGAGTTCAAGGGTGCAGGCTTCTTCGCGGAGCAGTTCGGCTTTGGCTTCGAGGAGTTCGATGATGGCTGCGATTAGCTTCTTCATGCTGCTCCCATGCTCAATGGTTAGGTTTGTGACCATAAACCCGGTTAGCGGTCATAGTGTTGACCGTTAGCGTGCGCTCCTGGTCTGCGTTGCATCAATGAGCTTCTTGTTGCCGCGTACCCAGTGACCACAGGGGCATTGGTAGAGGCGGTAGCGTTGCACGTTTGTGTATGCGGTGCCGTCGCGGAACTTGGAGAGGTCTTTGTTGCCGCAGACCGGGCATCCCCATTCCTCGCCGGTGAACATGCTGAGGTGGGGGTGGTTGGGGATCCATGCGCGAAGACGGTCGTAAAGCTTCTCGGTGAGCACAACGTCTTGCTTGTTGTACTGGCGCATCTTGTCCCATGCGGCTTCGTCGCCGGCCATGCATTTGACCCATAGTTCGTGGCCTGCGTGGCTGGTTTTCTTGCCTAGTCCGAGCTGCTGTGCAACGTGGTCGAGCTTGCCGGATGCGAACTTGAATTGTTTGCGTACGGTCTGGAGTAGGTCAACGTTTTTATATGGCGCGGGCGGGTTAAGTCCGGCGAGGATGAATTCACGGTTGAGGTGTTTCATGTCGAAGCCGGCACTGTTGTACCCGACGATTAGGTCGGCTTCGGAGACGAGGGCGTGAATGTTCTTGACCATTGCGTCGTGGCCGTCGTGGTGGTCCGAGTAGAACAGGACTTCTTTCTCGCCGTACCATTTGGCTGCTACCGAGATGACGGTGGCGACTTCCTGGAGTTGGGCGAGGGAGACGTTCTGATTGAACAGTGACCAGACGTGTGCAAGGTTGGGTGCGTTCTCGATGTCAAGCGTGAGGATGCGGACCTGCTTGACGGCGGCGGGCTGGATCTTCGGGGCGAGCTTCTTAGCGAGGGCGCCCATCAGGCAGCAACCAGGGCGCAAGTGCAGTCCGAGCGGCGGTGACGACGTACGGTGTGCTCACTCATGAAGATGCCGGCGCCGGTCATTTCGCGGGCAACGTCTACATGGGTTTTGGTGGAGGTGACGAGTGCTGTCACTGCCGCACGGTCTTCCGCGTCACCCTGGCTGATGATGCGATTGAAGACGCAACCTGTTGCTCTGCTCATGTTCGCTTCCTTGCTCAAGGGTGTGTTGCAAAAGTGTTGCCGTCAGGTTTGTGATTCCTGCGTGACGGCTAGGCAGGTTGGGCTTGCCGGGGCTGCATGTTTGCGTGACGTTCCCGGAAGATGTTGCATATGTGGCTCTTTCGGCGCTTTTGCCGATTTGTGCCACATATTGATCAATCCCCGACGCGGGCAGCCCATTGGATGAGCAGCCTTCTGGGCTTGCACTGCACGGAATGTCTTTACGACTACATCGCGCCTTACACGCTTGACCCGCGTCGGGAAACCTAGTGTTCACACTTCTACTGCGATGGCGCAGCGTTAGTGTGATTATGGGCGTATGGCGTTGACTGCGCCTACGAGGATGGTTCGTGAGTGCATGATTGCTGCACGTGCTGAGGCTGTTGTTAGCTCGTCTAGGACGAGGTCAAGCCGGTCAGCGAGCGACTTCAATGCATTCGCGTCGTTCAGCTCGGCAACAGTGACCGGGTGTCTAGCTCGACGTGCGGGGTTGTACGTCATCGCGCAGCCTCCTTAGCTCGTTTAACGTCAAGAGGCCCGGGGTCTTATCCCGAGCCTCTTGGTAGTGCTGTTTGAGTGGGCTGGTTTCCCGATGCCACTTCTAAACTAATTAAAGATTAGCACGGAAAAGTTGCACTAGTCTACAGTTTTAGGAAGTTTTCGTTGCAGTTCTTTTCAGTCCTCGTCAAAGTGGGGCAGCGTGGCGAAGCGGTGGAGAACGTATATGCGGGCAGTCTCTATCTCCGTCTCGTCGCTTTCGCCCCAGGGATAGGCTCGGTCAACAGCGCGCGCCGCTTCCATTTGCTGGGCGTGATACTCCGCAGCCAACTCGGCATCGGCGAGCCGCTTGGCTACGGCGATGATGGCGCATGGAACGTAGGAGCCGCGGAAGAAGTAGGCGTCCATTGCCGGGTGCTTCTCGTAGATGTGGAGGACCAGGGGCTTCATGCAGCCTTCTTGAAGTAGAGCGTCGGTGCCTTCCCTGGCTCCATATCCTCATAGAGTTCATAGCCAAGCGGCTCGCCGGGAATCGCGTCCACATAGGGGTTGATCCAGTCGAAGAACTGCTCGACCTCGCCGTGGTAGTTCTTGATGTCAGCATTGAGGGCCAGTCCGTAAGCCTTGCGGATATCGTCATATGCCAATCCGGACGAGGCGTGGTCCGGGAAGTAGTAGGAACTACCCTGCGCGAGCATGTCCCAACGCGGGCACTCGAATAGCGGATGGTCCGGCAAGTCGTCGGGGTCAACCTCTATCTGCCCGAGCATTGCCCGGATTGGGGCCAACACTTCATCGGGCGCATCCTTTACCAGTGTCGCCCGGAAGAATATCTCTGTGTACATACCCATGACTATGCGGCTTCTTCTTTCGGTTTGATGAGTGCTTTGACATCGCCCAGCTTGTACATCGGGCGCAGTACTTTCCCGGCCTCGTTCCGCTCAGGGTTGGCCCTGACCAGCAGCCCGCGTGATGCCAGCAGCCGGACGTGTTCGGGTGTAATCTCTTCGCCGTGGATCCTCGCTAGGCGTTTACTGATGGCGTCCGGGTAGCCAACAATCCCATCGTCCTGCTGCTTGGCGTATTCGGTGGCAGTGTTCCGCCATTCCTGGATGTCGGTGTACACGGTGGTGCAGGTCCGGCAGATGGCGGTGTCGTCACCAGCGTGGGCGTAGAGTTCGGTGCCGTCTTCGGGGCATGTCCCGGCGAACTCGGCTTGCGTTGCGGTGCGGGTGGCTTTCTGGCAGTCCCGGATGATCCCTTGCAAAGTAGTTTTTGCATCCCCGGCCCAGTGCAAGGTTTTGAGCGTCCCAAGGTGCGTGTAGATGTAGCTGCTGAGCTTTTTGGAGTCCCTGCCGGCGAGCCTGACCCCGGTCACTTTGGCGAGTTCGAGGGCCGCGTACATGAGCCATTTGTCCAAGGCCATGTGCGCATCCAACGCGTTCTCGTTGATCGGCAACGGCGCGTGCAAGGATCCCGAGGACGAAACACGCTCACCATACCCGGCAGTCAGTGAGGCCCTTGGTACCGTACGAACCAGGTCATCAACCACCGAATCCAGTTCAGCCAACACCTGCCGCAAATCCGCCGCACAGGCTGTGCAAATGAAGTCACCATTCGTGATTGGGACACTGCATTGGCAGGTCATTTGTTGTCCAGCGTGTAGGACTCAACCACCGAACCTGTCGGGATGCGGAACACGTACTCGTCGTGCGATCCGAGCGGCCACGGCGAAACCCAGCCGTTAACGTGGTCGATGTGCTTGGCCTGAACCGTGGCGTCCTTCGATCCTTCAAAGATAGTTGCCCTCGCGGCGTCGGCCTGCTCCACATAGATTGCGCCGCCGTCTCGCTGGCTGATGAAGTTCAGGACGCGCCTGTCTTTGATGTAGCCGCCACCGAGGAAGTAGGACCGGCCTTCGATTCCATTGGAGTTGCCAATGGCCTTGAGCTTGTACGTGTCATCCTTGACGACATCGTTGTTCCATGGAATCCAGGTCCCGCAGGCCATGAAGATCAGCCCGCCAAGGAATGCGCCAACGACGATTGCTATGAGCGCCCCGACGAATGGGATTCCATATGAGTCTCCCGCCTCCGAGATGAAGACGCCTGCTGCGATGAGGACGATGATTGTTACTAGTATCCAGAAGATCAAGTTAGTTTCCTTGTCCGTGCATTTCGCAGTTGGGGTTTGCTGGTGGGCGGGTTTGTCGTGGGTTGTACCGCCATGGTTCGCACGAGCAGCCGGGGATTCGGTTGGTTCGGCGGTTCCAGAAATCGGCGCCAACACCTACTTGCTCAGTCATTTCTTATCCCCTGCTTGCTTGTGTGATGTTCCAGCGGCGGTCTGCGCGTTCCGTGTCGGTGAGTGCGAGCCACTGGGATTCGTTCAGGCCATGCGCTGAGGCTGCGAGTGCGTCGGGGACCGTGAGCTGGGTTACCGGGCGATGCTTCACGCGGTCGGCTCCGGTACGTAAAGGACCGTCGCGGGGAGTGAGTCAACGATATGCGCACTGGAGTAGCTTTCTTCCGATCCTGCCAAGGAGTACCACCGCTCGCGGTCGTTCTTCACGCAGCAATCCGGGTCGCTGTCCAGGATCATGGCCCCAGCAGGCAGCGCGTCGAGTTCGGCAACGGTCGTCACTACGCGCGGCTTTCGGTAACCGGATGCGAGGACCGCGTCGATGATTCCGTCTGCGAGATGACTGACGATACTGCTCGGCAGTTCAAGGTGAAGCGCCCTGATGTGAGGGGTTCGGCTGATGACTGTCGCCAGTTCTTCGCGGTCGCTCATTTTGTGTGCTCCATGTTTTCGGTGATCTTCTGCAAGTTGTGTACGAGGCGTTTGATCGTCTTTACGTTCTGGTGGTCATGGCCTTCAGCGTCGAGGCCGTCAATCAGGGTTACAAGCTCATCCAGGATGGTCATCATGTGCTCCGGGGGGTCGGGGTCCGCTGAGTCGGGCCGATGAGATAAGTTTACACTGTTTTGCGGGTTTTACTGTAGAGAACTGCAACTTTTTCTTCCTAAATTTTTAGGGCCTGGTTCCGGTTAGGAGGGCTGTGAGGTCGGCGAGGGTGAGCGTGACCCACTGATCCGCAGCTTTGCCCTTGCCGTGGCGTTTGTGCACGATCATGCCGGCGAGTGCGCCATCGTTCACGCGCTCCGTCTCGGCTTCCGTCGCCCATGTGCCGAGGTTAATCCTGGTGGTGTTCTTCGCCTCAAGGACGACGCGTTGCCCGTGAGCCATGACCCCGCCGATATCGCCCTTGTCCTTCGCCCCTGACTTGACGCGCCGGTCAGCGTACGGGAAGCCATTCAAGGCTAGGTAGTCGGCTATGAGGCGTTCGAACGATGGGCCTTTTTGGCGGTGATATGCGGTCACTTGCTTGCCTCGCGTTCGGCCTCGCGGTGGAATGCTCTGACGGCATGACGGGCCGCGATGTAGTAGTGATCCGATGCATCGATGTCCAAGTCTTCCCATGCGGGTGCGGAGTCCTTGTAGAAGTTCAGTCGCCCATAGAGCGCCTTGCCTGCCGCAAGGATGGCTGGCGATCTGGTGTCGGCGAAGAAGTCCGGGGCGTAGAGGCTCTGGTCGTCAGTTGCTTGCTTCTTGCTCATTCTGGTTCTCCCTGGAAAGCGCTTGCTAACGGGCTAGTTTTCAGTGGTATGCAGCGGAGTGCTGAAGAGTACTGCAAGGCGCTCACGGGCGGCACTGTGAGGCTGGGAATGGTCATGCCGTCTCCTCGTGTCCGCCGCAAATGAACCCGTGCCCGGACGGATGCCTTGTGACTTGGTCTGCGGGGAAGCGTTGGGTACATTCCATGCAAACCCGTGGGGCTGCTATGTTCCCGGCGCTTTTCGTATTGGACTGCTCCCAGTTCTCGGGGAACATGATCGCGGCAGGTGTTAGCTGCTTTTCGTTATTCATGGCTTTCTCTGCTGCTGCCATCACCTGGCCCAGTGAAGCGCCACTCTTTGCTGCAATCCCAAGCTGAGTCATGATCGCACTGTGCGCCCAGCGAGGACGGTAGCGGCGGATGATTGACGACAAATCAACAGCGTCATACTCGTTGAATTTCAAATCCATTTTTTGTGACCTTCGCGTATAGGTAAGTGACGAAGCAGCAGCAAAGCACCCCAACTTCTTTAAAAGCCAAGCGAAGCGAAAGGCGAGGTCGGGTGTTTACTGTTAAGTGTGCATACCGAATCGGAATGCGAATCGCATACGAATCGCATCGCTAAAATGGCGGTGAATCCGGGGTTTCAGGTGCTTCGGAGGCCATTTCAGCGGCCCTTTTGTCCCATCTGGCCCTAGCCCCTGCACGGCCCGCATCTGAGAGCTTTTTGATGTACTCAGGGTTCGGCTGGTACACGTCCCAGTCGTGGATTTTCCAGCCCTTGGAGCCCGCGTCCACGTCCCACAGTTCGGCTGTCACGAGCCTCTTAGCGTCCGCTGCGGTTGCCTGGATGAGTGGGAGTGCCACCTTCGGGATAACGCCCGTGCAGCCATGTTCCCCGGAGTAACCGAACGAGAAGATGTACGCGAGTGCGGTCCGATGCCCAGACGGTAGCGCTAGGAGGTTGAGGAGTTTCGAGTTGCGGTAGATGCTGGTTTGGAGCCGAACCCACTCGACCCCAGTTTCTAGACTCATCCGGAATCCGCTGTGTTCTCGCGTTCTTTGCGGTGGGCGTCTTTGCGTTCCTGGTCGGCGGCTTTGCGTTCTGCGCGGCGCTCATCCCATGACTGCGCGGTCATGCTGCGGCGTCCAGGTCAGGGAATAGGAGGCGGCGGGCTACGTCCTGCAACCCGTGGTCCCGCAACCGGGCCTCCAGCGAACGTTCACGGCCTTGGTAGCCGATGGCCCGAAGTATGTAGTGCTCGCCCTGATTGAGGGAGAGCAGCCATTCGATTTCTTCGGCGATTTCTTGGGCTGTCATCTTGGTGCGGTGGGTGTATTTTTTGCACCGTTCGGTCCACGCAGTTTTGCATGGTTGACAGCGTTCTTCGACGCGTTTTGTGTGCGCCCGGTATCCGGCGTCAGTGCCGCAGATAGGGCGAATGATCGTGGGGTTCATGCTGCCTCTTCCTCATCGATCTTGAATACGGCGGCGAGGTCGTGTCGTCCGGACCTGTAGAGTCGCCTGCTGAGGGATTCGGGGTTGGTGTAGCCGACTGCTTTCATCGCGGTCCACCACCCTTGTCCGCTCTTGAGTTGCCATTCGATTTCTTCGGCTAGGATCGCTGCTTTCCTAGCTGCGGCGTCCGCGCACTTTTGGTATCGAGGCGCTAATGGTTCGGTGCTCATGCTGCTGTCTCCTGCCGTTTTGCTCTGTCAAGGTTTCGCCGGTACTCGCTCCGTGCGGCTTTGCATGGGAGGCATACTGGCGTGTTGTGTCTGCGGTGGGTGGCGTATCCGGCTGGGGTGCCGCATCCGTTCCCGTGCCGCGGGTTCCTGCCGGGGCCGCGTCGGCGCTCACCTTTGGGTGCTTCACGCGGGGCGTTCTTGCCCTTGTAGACGTACGCCACTACTTGGACCACGCTTCCCGGAAGTCGGGTTCGAGTTGATCACACGGCGACCAGGGGCAGGACTCCCACCGGAGTGCGTGAGTGTGCGTTTTGTGGTGCCAGTCGCGTAACGCCCGGATGTTGTCACCGGTCTGGTGGTGGAAGGTGCTCATGATTTCCTTCGGGTTTGGGTGTTCTCTAAGTATGCAGTGTTGTGCAGGAATTTACTGCACAACACTGCAACTAATTTAGGTCAAAAATGTGGGTCAGAACGGAGGTTCGCTGTTGCCGCCGAATCCGCCTGCGTTTGCGGACGAGTTGCCGCCCCACGGATCCTGCTGGGCTGTGGACGGACCAAAACCAGACGGCTGAGATGTTGCGAAACCGCCAGTGTTGCCGCCCTGGTTGTTGCGCTGGGTGCGGGTCACTTTGGCTGTTGCGTACCGGAGCGAGGGGCCGATTTCGTCAACCTCAAGCTCCATGACAGAGCGCTTGGTCCCATCCTTGTCTTCCCAAGAGCGGGAAGTAAGGCGCCCGGACACGACGACACGGGTTCCCCTGGTCAAAGATTCCGCAACCGACTCAGCCATCTCGCGCCAGACATTGCACCGCACAAACAGGGTTTCCTGATCCCGCCACTCATTGGTCTTCTTGTCGAAGATCTTCGGAGTCGAAGCCACGGTGAAGTTCGCGACCGCGGCCCCGGAAGGCACGAAGCGCAACTCCGGGTCGGTTGTCATGTTGCCAATGAGGGTGAGAGTCGTTTCGTTAGCCATTACGCGGCTACCCTTTCTTCGTATCTGCGCCGGCTTCTTGCCGAGCAGGTTCGACACACAAGTGCGCCTTTGGGGTTGATGTAAGTGTTGAGTTCGGTGTACTCATGGCCGTTGATGCAGCCTTGGACTGAGCCGTTCTTGATCCGCCGGCCCCAACCTCGAAAGAGGTTTTCGTCGTTAGTGACGGGTTCCAAGTGTGCCGGGTTGACGCATCGAGTGTTCCTGCATAGGTGGTCGAGTACCAGGCCTTCGGGTATCGGGCCGACCAGATGTTCGTACGCCCACCTATGCGCCCTCACGGTCCGCGTCACGCTGAACATTCCGTATCCGCACCCGTCCACTCCTGCCTGCCATACCCAGCAGTCGGCACCCTTGCGAACCTTCGGCCAAAACCGATCTGCATCAGATGGTCTTGTTGACCCGCATGGGTCGCCGGTCTTGCGCCACATCTGATAGTGCTTGGTGCAAATCCCTCTCGCACCCTTTGGCCCCACAAGATTTGTGCAGCCTTGGACTTCGCATTCCGTATGGCACCTGGCTATCTTCAAGCCGCCGCCTCCGTAAGGGTGTATTTCTTGAGGTTGTCGGGGTGGAAGCCCTGCCAGTGAAGCTCAATCTCCGGGTCGCCTGTTGAGACGATGACCACGGGTGCTGCTTTGTAGCCGAGGGACTTGATGGCGGCTAAGTCGTCCGGACTTTGTGACACATCAACGGTTTGGTAGCCGATGCTGCGGGCGTCCAACCAGCGCTTAGTAGCCTTGCATGGCTGGCAATTTGGGGACGTATATACGGTGATGATGCGTGACAACTAGCTAGCTCTTTCCTGTTGGTGTATCTGGCTGGTCCAGTGGGTGGACCCGAACTTGCAGCGGTAATACCTCACGGCCTGCGTGTCGCCTTTGCGTTTCTGGATGCGTTTGACGATGCGCCGCGCGTCTTGCTCGTTCAGTGCGAGTACCTTGCCGCAGCGACAGTGGTTGGTGATCGTGTTCATCACCAACGGGGCGCTACTCAGCGGGCGCGGCATCAGGTGCGGGGGTTGCCATTGCGATGATCTTCGCGAGGGTTTCCGCCGATTCGTTAGCTTCGGCAGCGGCACTGTAAATCGCACGCAACGCCTCGATACCCGCAGCCTGCCCAGCCTCAGCCAGGAAGTCACGACGTGCGGTGGGCTTGGGTTCGGCCAGCACCTCCACGGAGAACGGCTTGCGTTTGCCGCGGGTCACCATCAGGGAGACTGTGAGTCGCTTCGGCAGGTGTGACATTGCCGAGATTTCGATGCCGCCGACAGTTGCGCCGCCGAACTTGATTTCAGGGTTGCGGAACAAGGTAAGTCGGTGGCCGGCGTACGCGCTAGCCTCTGCCCCCCACGCCTGCACCATGACGCGCCTCATGCTCTTGGACGGCTTGTAGGGGCGTCCGGGGAACTCTGCCGTGTGGACTTCGACGGGCTGCTCAGAGTTGCCAGCGCGAACCTCAGTGATGGTCACGGTGACTGGCCCGGTGACGAGGTCGTCACTGTTGAGTTGGTCGGATTTCGGGGCGATTGATTCGGTGAGGTCCATCAGATCCGCTCCCATTCGATGTATACAGATTTCAGGCCCTCAGCGACTCGTTCCCAGAAGTCGTCTTCGAAGGGCTCGCCCTCCACGTGGTCTACGGGCCATATGTAGATGCTCGGGGACTCTCCAAATTCGTCCATTGTCAGAACCTCATCTCTTCGTAGTGGTTAATGCGTTCGGTCGCGGGTCTGCCGCTGGTGTTGATCCCGTAGTTCTTGATCATCTGCGCCGCTGAGTCCTCAAACGCTTCGACGGCTACTTGGATCGCGTGGAACCATCTCATATCCGGGTAGACGCGCTTCACGTACAGGGGCATGCCGCCGCAATAGGACACATAATCCAGCCATGCACGCCCGGAGACAAGCAGCCCCGCTTGGCACTGCGCCACATTTTCGAGCGGCACTTCATCGGCCAGGATCGTCGCGAGGTGCTTCTTCTGACGGCGCGACTTAATCTCGATCAAACCGTCATCACCAACCAAACCATCCGGTGAGTAGCCGATCCGGAAACCCCAGTCATCGCGCACCATGAACCCAACCTCAGCGACAGGTGCAAAGTGCTCGCTGTACAGGTCGCGGGCGAACGGCTCATCCAAGGTCCCGCGTTCCATGTCAGCGTTCATCTGCATCGGCTCCGTGAGGCCCGTGATGCGCTCGGCTACCAGCGTGCCAGTCAGGCCGCGCGACGTGTCGTTGATCGCCGGCTTGATCGTCTTCGGTGTGATGAGCAAACCCACAACAGATGCCGTGATTATGCCGCGCCGTACAGCATGCCACTCATCCGTTCCCTGCTCGATGTCATTGAATACTTGCAAGCTGATATTGCCTGGTTCGGTGGTCGTGGTTGTCATTCGATGTCTTCCTTGTCGAGTTCGGTTGAGTAGGCTCCCTGCTCGCAACACATGTCACAGGGGCACAGGCTGTTGGTGTTGGGCCGTTGTTGTTGTGGTTCGTCGTCATCTTCAGGTGACCAGCTCATGCGTTCACCGGGCCGAGGATGGTGATTACGTCGAGAGCGCGGTCTTTCCTGAGGCATTGGCTGCAAGCGACCATCAGGTTGCCCCGAACAAAGCCGATCATCGTGGCGCAGTAGGACTTGATTACGCTGGTGCCGCAGTCAATGCAGTCGACCCTTGCGTAACTCACCGCAGCGCCTCCGTGGTGCTGATTACCGTGGCCCGTAGATTCGCAAGCAACGTCTTCCATTTCGCCAACCAGTGCGGCGATGTCTGTTTGTTGCTGGGTGCTCATGGCTGCTCCTGACGGTCGAGGTTGCGGAAGAACTTGTAAGAGGTGGCGAGCATTACGGCTGCGGCCAGGACTAAGGCGGTCATGCGACGTTCCTTACTGTGGTGAACCCGGAGTTGTTGAGAAGGGTCCAGGTTTCGGTGTTGATGCGGGCCATGAGACGTTCGGTCAGGTCGAGCGAGTTGTCCACGGTGCGGGCCTCGTTGCGGACAAGGTCAGGGTGCGTACCCGTTTCGACCGACTCCAACTCCTCCAACGACGTGACCAGTTCCGTGATGTCATCCGAGGTCGGCGTGAACCCAATAATCCGGGCGATGGACGCTTGCAATGCGAGGGAACGCTTCACCCAATTTGCAGGGTTCTCGCGGGCCGGGGTCTGCTGCACAAAAACGCGGCACAAAGCCTGGGTCATGATGTGCGCGCCCGTTGCGGTGATCGTGTTCATAGTCCTGCTGCCATATCTACGAGTTCCGGGTAGGTGTGCTTGAGTTTGTGGCCGGCGCTTTCGATCCGGCGAACCGCTGCCGTGTCGAAGTAGGCGGCGTCGAACATCTTGCGCCAGTTGTTCGTGTTGTCCGACAGGACGTGGCGGCCGTGGCGGTCAAAGACGACGTATTTCCATGTGTCGCCGCGCTTGCCTATGAATGCTTTCGCCTTCATTGCGTTGTCCTCTCAAATCCGGTGAGTTCTTTGAATCTGCGGCGCCACTCTGTCTGGCTGCGCGATTCGCCACAGTGTGTACAAAGGGTCGGGTGTGGGTCGCCGCTGAAACTGCGCTGATACTCGTGTGTGCAGTTCACTTCGCAGCCTCCTTGTTCATCTCGGCTAGCTCCAGGGCCTTAGCGAGGGCTTCGGCGTAGGTGAAGAAGCACTTGCTGATGTATTTCCCATCGGCGTCATTGACTTGCGCCCACCACATGCCACCCTCGTAGTACTTGCAAACGAGCGGCTTGCGCGGGTTGGGCCGCTGGAACTGAAACGACTTCACTTCGCCGCCCTCCGCCCCTGAGGTTGTTGCCGGCCCTCCGAGTAGTAGTCCTCCCACGCTTGTTGGGCCGACTGCGGTGCACGGTGCTTCTTCGGTGCCGGGTACTTGTTCTGGTGGTTGCTCATTTGTTTTCTCCTGTGTGGTCTTGTTGGGATTCGTGTTTGCAAGCTGCTTCGAGGTCGGCGGCCCAATACTCTTGGGTGGCCCCGTCCCATATGGTGATCTGGATCTTGTCCGGGCTGATCCTGTCGAACGTGATTGGTTGCGTCCCGGTTGTACTTCGGACGGTTGTGCTCATGTCCATCACGCTGCTGCGGGGAGTTGCTGGAGGAACCGCTTTGCTAGTGCGATCCGGTGGGCGCGGGCTTCGGTCTTGCATGGGTGGAAGTTCTCCATCGATGTGACGAAGTCTTGGTAGTTCTCCCTGGTCCATCCGGTGTTACCCCAAGTCCTGAGGTTGATGTTCCAGCGAGGGTGTTCGGTGCGGATAGCTTCCTTCTCCGCGTCGGTTGCCGCGGTTCGGTTTGGATAGACCTTGAGTTTGATGCGGTGGATTTGAGGACCCCACCAGATGCCTTTTCGGTGAACGTCGATGCGTACTTCGGGGTGTGCTGTGGCGCCTACGTAGATGAGGCGTTGTTGGCGGTCGAAGAGTCGGTATACGTACGTGCGGTTTTCCGCCAGCGGGTGATAGCTCATGCGGCCACCAACTCGCGGGTCTGGACTGCGTACATAACGGCGTCTTTCTCGATGCCTAGGCGGAGGCAGATCGAGGACACTAGAGCCTCTGAGGGCTGCTTCTTCCCGGACTCCACGTTGGACATGTAGCCGGGTGTCACTGAGCAGCTAACTGCAAGATCGTCCTGGGTAACTCCGAGTGCTTTGCGGATTGCCTTGATGGCTGGCCCGTGTGCCTTTCTGGTTGTCATGGGAAGAGACTAGCAGGAGAAGGCGAGATAAGGCAACCCATGTAGGAAGAAACAGGCAAGTAGGTGAAATCCGCGCCGTTACTGGGATCCGAGGGTGAATTACAAGGTGAGCGTGACCGGTTTTTCCTTTGACTCGCCTAGAAAGATTTTTTGACTTGCCTTACTTGCCTACAGCAGTCTGTAGCCATGGCAGCACTGAGTAGTTGGGTGCGGTTCTAAGTAGTTGGAGGTAGCGGATCCCGGAAGAATCGGGTACTTCTACGCATTGTCCGGAAACTAGAAGAAGGGTGAAGGTAAGCGCATGACTATTTCAGGTGAGCAGATCAAGGACGCGAGAGAGCGTTTCAGGATGACCCAGGCGGATCTAGCGGAGGCGCTGGGCGTGTCGATGAGGACCATAGGTAGTTGGGAGCGGGGTGAGTCGATTCCCAGGAGCAGGCTCGGCGCGATCCGTGAGGTGCTGAAGTTGGGTGACCCGATTGACGACAAGGACAACCGTATGGAGCTTGTGCGGCTGATCAATGATCAGCTAACCCTTGACGGTGTTGGTCCGACGCAGTTCACTCGTCGTTTGCCGGCGTCTATGGAGCGGTCGTTTTATAACTGGATGCGTGGCTCGTCGGTTCCGCGGCAGGATTCGCGTCCTGATTTGGAGGAGGCGTTGAGTTGGGAGCGTGGGAGTATCACCCGGATTTTGGAGGCGCCTATCACGGCTCGTTTCACGTTGGCTGAGGTGCGTGACTGGGCTTCGGTGGGTGAGAAGGAGCGTGCGTCTCGTCCTGAGGATTTCCCTACTAGTGAGTTGTTGGCTGAGTTGTCGAAGAGGTTCTATGTGCAGGAGGCGCATTTGGAGGATTTGCAGAAGCAGGTTGCTAAGTATCGTCCGACTGCGGGTCAGGAGCAGATAGAGGATCCGCGCCACGGGTCAGATAACGTCCGCAACCTGTTCGGCTTGGCTGCGGATCGGAATGATAATGCGGGCCAGGAGGAGTTGGACTAGCTATTGACAGGGTGTATATACACCCTGTAGATTCTTCGTGTCGGAACAAGCCGATACGGGGAAGGTAAGACGATGAGCGCAGGAACTGAGTTCGCAAAGATGGTCCGCAAGAACTTCGGTATGAGCGCCCGGACTCGCACCTACCGCAACGGCCTCAATATGAAGGACGAAATTCTGGAAGCTATCGCCAACTCGAACAACTACCCTGGCTACTACAACGAGACGAAGTCAGCCATCTTCCACACCGCATACCCGATCATGAACGCGATCATCAAGCACGTAAAGGGTGGCCGCATCGACCCGATGGTTGCTTACCAGATCGAAATGATGAGCCCTTGGCAGTACGCCGGGTTCCTTGGCGAAATGATCGACGCCGGAATCACCAACAATGGAGAAGCCGAAATCTACTTCCAGAACATGCGCAAGATGGCGGTGGCGGCATGAGTAAGGGCACCACCCACCGCACAGTCCGCATCGATGACGGGCTGTGGGAGAAGGCTAAGGCCCTGGCTGCTGAGCGTGGCGAGAGTCTGTCTGATGTTATCCGTGACGCATTGCGCGTCTATGTCGAAAGGGACCGTGATGCTTGACCACCATGCGTATCGTGCGTCTCTTGCGTACCAATAAATGAGTGTCCGTCTTGTTACTTTTGGGCTGTTTTTTGTCGCGGGAACGTTACGGTCATATTCGAATATAGGTCCGAATATTGTCTGTCCCGGTCGGTAGCCTTACCCTCATCGCCTCAAGATTGGCGCAGGTCTTTGTAACGGTTCGGGGGTTCGTTGTGGTTAAGGTTCATCACGTTCGTATGGATGATGGTTTTGTTGGCCGCACTGATGGGGTTGACATTTGGGTCGATGAACGGTTGGGGGCCATCCAGTTGATGTGCACACTGACTCATGAGCTGGTCCACCTCGAGTGGGGTCATAGTGAGCATCAGCCGGAGCATATTGAGATGGCTGTCAGGTATGAGACTGCACGCCGGCTCCTCCCGCTGGATCGCATCGTTGGTGTGTGCAAGGAGGATAAGCCGTTGGAGACGATCGCGCGTGAGCTGTCCGTCACCAAGCGTGTCCTCATGGACCGTGCCGCGACACTCAGCGACAACGAAATGTTGGCTGCTGGTTGCCTGGCCTGCCGCAAATGCCCAGCCGTCAACGCCAGACTCGCGACCCGTACGCTCGTAGCCGTCGCGTGAAAAGAACTGCAACTATGCTTCCTATCCACTGTAAAGAACTGTAAGGTTGGTTCCATGAGCGAACGCCGAACACTTCACGACAGGAACACCATGAGCGAGAACACTCACGCAAATAAGGCCAAAGCCCTCCTCATGGACTGCTACCAGGAGGACGCAAAGGTAGAAGCAACCCTAGCCCTCGCTTATGAGCAGCGCACCGCCAACCTCATCGCCTACCTGAAGTACTCCGAAGGCGACGATTACGAAGCCGTACACTCTGCGATCAAGGAAAGGCTGGGACTGGCATGAGTGAGACAACCGAACGGCTCGACGCGATCACCGCACGACTGGACGCCGCAACACCAGGACCGTGGTTCCAGCATCAGGACTGGATCGACATGGGCGTACCGGACGCAAGCCACACCATTTCCAGCGACCCTAAGCCGTACGGGAAGTTCATCGCATCGGTGGGCCTCCAGTACGACGTCAAGCACGGTAACGCCAATCTTGTGGCGCATGCACCAGAGGACGTCGCGTACCTGCTCGCCCTCGCCCGCAAACAAGCCGCCGCACTGGAGCGGGTGGAGTCGCTGGCTAAGGCTTGGGAGTCCCGAGGCGAGCATGACATGAAGTTCTCCAAGTCCATCCCGAACGAAGACATTGCCATGGCGATCCTGACTGAGGGCGCCTCCAAGGTGGAGAACGCCCGCCACATCCGTAACGCATTGGAGGCCACCCTGTGACCGACTGCCACGAATGCCGGTGCTTCATCAGCCCGCCGTGCCACGCCTGCGTGGAATGCCAGCACGTAGACATCGCCGACTGCGATAACGACTGCCAAGACTGCGAGGAACATGATGAATGACCAGCGCCACCCTGTGACCGGCAAGACGGTAGTGCCAGGCGAAGCCGTAGAAGCCGCGGCGAAGGCCATCCTGTGTGTAGGCGATGAGGTGTGGGAACTTCAAACCCCGCGCATCAAGGACGCCGCCCGTTCTGACGCCTACGCCGCCCTTGAAGCTGCGGCCCCGTTCATCGCGGCCAAAGCACTCGAAGACGCTGCGGACGAACTCACTAACGGGACGCAGGAAATCCCAGGCAACGACTACGCCAATACCGGGCTTAGCGATGGAGCCCTATGGCACGAGGTTCGTTCATGGCTCCGCGCCATAGCCGCGGCTGTACGGGGTGAAGGATGAGCGGGCAGCAGTCAATCACCGAGTTCCTTGAAGCGCGGATTGCCGAGGATGAACGTGTTGCGCGTGACGCGACACAGGGGCGTTGGGAAGTTGTACCAACGCGAGGCGATCAGCCAAAAGTCCAAGAAGTTGGTCGTGACGCATGGCTCGCTATTACGTCGTCTGATCCTGGCGTGCCAAGGGACGCCAACGCGCAGCACATCGCTCGCCATGACCCCGCCCGTGTCCTGGCTGAGTGCGCCGCGAAACGGGCGATCCTTGAGCATGCCAATAAAGCCACTGAGGTTGAAAAAGAGTTTGACGATTACGAATGGCAGGGCACTGTGGAGAGAAGCGAGCCTTGGATTGGCGATGCAATCCTCTTAGCCCTCGCCGCGGTCTACAAGGATCACCCTGATTATCGTGAGGAGTGGTCCGTTGCCTAGGCCGCAGCTAGCGATTGGTCAGTACGGGAACATCAGCCACACGCGGACTCCTGACGGTCAGTTTGTGGCGATGGCCCGGTTCAGGGATGGTGATGGGGAGACTCGGCGGGTGAAGGCGCAGGGCCGGTCTAAGAGTGCTTCATCTGCCGCGCTGAAGGCGAAGTTCGAGGAGCGGGCGAAGTTCGGTGGGCAATCTGACCTTAGCAACGAGTCCACCGTGGCTGAACTTGCGGAACGGTACTACGCATCGAAGCGTGACGATGACCTTGCAGCTAACACGCGGTATAACATTCGGCGTGCGATTGATAATCACATCATTCCGCGGATGGGGAAGTTGCGTGTTCGTGAGGCGTCGGCGCAAAGGTTGTCTGTGCTCCTTAGTGCGGTGGTTGCGGAGAATGGTCCGGGGACTGCGCAGACGGTTCGGTCTACATTGTCGGGGATGTTTGCGTCTGCGGTTCGGTGGGGTGCGGCGACTACGAACCCGGTTGCGTTTACTCAGCGGCCGAAGCTGGTCCATAAGGATATCCGGGCGTTGACGGGTGCGGAGTTCCTGGCGATGCGCGCTCATGCTGTGGAGGTTTTGCGGCCACGGACGTTTGATGAGCGGTTGGCGCGCGCGAATGGTGACAAGTCGCGGATGGGCGGCAAGGACCGTAGCCGCACACCGTTGGACGCGATGGACTTCCTGCTAGCTACCGGTTGCCGTGCTGGTGAGGTTCCTGGTTTGGCGTGGGCGGACGTGCATTTGGATGTTCCGCAGCCGTGGGTTGAGATACGTCAGCAGGTTGTGCGGGAGATTGGTGTCGGGTTGATGTTGACACCGACAAAGGAGCGCGACGTGCGCCGGCTACTCTTGCCGGGGTTCGCTGTGGAGATGTTGAGGGTGCGCCAGGCTGAGGCTACGGGTCCTATGGTGTTCCCGTCAGAACGCGGCACACTTTTAGCGCCACGGAACCTTGCGACCGCTTGGAAGAACGCGTTCGAGGGGTCCGAATGGGAATGGGTCACGCAGAAGACGCTGCGTAAGACCGTCGCCACCCTAATCGATGCTGAGCATGGTTCTGTCCTCGCGTCGAGGCAGCTCGGCCACGCGTCAGACGGGGTCACCAAGAGGCATTACATAGCCCAGTCAATGGCACCCCTCGACACCGGTAGCGCCATAGACATGTTCAGGCAGCAACCCACCGGATAGCAGACACAAAGAAGGCCCCCACTAAACGTGGGGGCCTTCAGTCTTGGAGGTTAGCCGTGTAGCGCGTCGTTTATGGCGGAGTGAATAGCGTCGGCGTCAACTACCTTCACGTAGCCGCGGTCACGTTCGGCATTGTCCGCCAAGTCCAGCAGGTGCTGTATGGCTTCTTCGTACTTACTCAGGCTCGCCGCGTTCACCACGGCATCCAGGTGCGCTAACCGGGTTTCCTCCCGCTCATGGGAGAGAAGGATCGGGTAGGCCCCTTCGAGGGCGGCACGCATTAGGTTCACGCGCGGCTGCCAGCATGTGCAATCGCGCTCCGGACGCGCCTCACAGTCACCCGAGTGGGGAAGCCACTCAGCCGCCGCCTCCACCGTACCGTCCGGGATCACTTGGTGTCGCTTACCGGGTTGCCAAGCTCGCGGGCGTGGAGTTCGGCTTCACGGGCCGCGCCGAGAACTTCCTCAGCCTGCCGGAAGTACACGGACGCGTGTGTGCCCGTACGGGTTACGCCGTCCATGCGCGGCGGTTCGAACTGCCACGCCTCACCATTGAATCCGGCGAGAGTCTTAGCGGCTGCGTGGATCGCTTCAAGAGAAAGATTCATAGCCTAATCTTACAGTTCTTTACAGTGGATCGGAAGTATTTGTGCAGTTCTCTTCAGTCGCCGCGATCCGCACTCGATGCACGGTTCCCCGGTAGGATTGGGATTCGGGTTAGAGGTCGCTTACGGGACGCTTTGAGAGTGCCCGTGCAACCGTTGCTGCAACTAGGAAAGTGGTGTTTCAGTAGTGTTCAGTGAGTCTGGTGAGTTTAGTGAAAGTCCCGGAAATAAAGGGAAGCAAGGGTGCAGTTCTCTTCACAGGCCTATTCTGAACAGGAAGTACCTTCATAACCGCAGACCCCAGTAACGGCGCGGGCGGATAGACCACTCACTATGCTTACGGGACGCTTACGTGACGGTTACCCTAAAATCGGGGTTAATCAAGGGACTATAAAACGGCCCTGGGGACGACGAAAGGCCCCGCCAAACCTTTCGGCTGACGGGGCGAATTCGTGTGAGAGTAGTGCAACTTCAGTTAGGGAAGAAAACCGGTCTTTCGGGCCGTTCCGTGGCATGACTTGACGGGCCGTAGAATGTTGCCAATCACATCTGAATTTTTTGGGGGAACCTCTGTGGGCAGTACGTCCAGCCGTCGACGCCGTAAGAAGCGTCTCAAGACACTTGGCCTCGTTGGCTTGGCCCTTTTGGCTGTCGCTACTGCGGGAGCTGTCACTCACGTTGCGATGGCTCCCCAAGCCGCGCCACCCGTGTCGAGTCAGGTGGCGTCGTACTACTCGGCCCCTCCGACTGCGGCAGCTGCTAAGACGCCTGCCGCGCTGGCACCGACAATGGAACTCCTCAAGGATCCGCAGCGCGTGTGGACTCTCGGCGTGCTGGGCGACTCAACCGGCAACGGCACCGATGAATGGGTCTACCTCACGGCCGAGGCGATGTCCGTGAAGTATCACCGGCCAGTGACGATCCACAACTGGAACATCGACAACAACACTTACGCCGACGCGACTGTGGTTGGCGAGGGCGCCGGCAAGCCGATCGTCATCTGGAACGGGTCGGCATCTGGCAAGAACATGGAGTACTCCTACCAGCACCGTGCCGTGATGATCCCGGAGCAGCCTGACCTTGTGATCGTGAACCACGGGCACAACCTTGGCACCGCGCAGGAAGCGCGGGTTGGTTCCTACAAACTCGTGGACTGGGTCACCAACGCATGGGAGAAGTCGCCGGCTGTGGCTGTGACGCTCCAGAATCCGCGAACGGACAAGGTCGCCGACAAGCATGCTGCCGTTGTCCAGTCACTCCGTGATCAGTGGACCGGTGCGCCCGTGGCCCTGATCGACGCCTGGAAAGCGTTCAAGGACGCCACGCCGAACACGGCCTCCTTGCTGCGCGATGACAGCTTCCACCCAAACCCCGCAGGCGAGGTTGTCTGGGCGGAAGCAGTCAAGCGCGCATTGGGCGTCTAGCCTGCCCGTTTGATCAGGATGCCCTCGAGGTAGATGTCCTGGGTGAGCGTGTCGAAGGCGTGACCGCCGACGCGCCTCGCCTGTATCAGCAGCGGGCGCCCGAGCGGACGGACCCCGTTGGCGACAAGTGTTGCCTGCTGCGTGTACGGGATGCTGTTGTTCGCCACGGCGCCCACCGCGAGGCCGAAGCTGGCCGGTGCCGTTCCCGCGTTCGCCGTCCCCACTGGGTATCCGGGCCGGCCGTTCATCCAGCCCATCAGCCCTTCAAGGTACGCCTGGTTGTTTGACCCGGTAAGTCCGGTTGCGACTGACGTTGACCAGAGCAGGTAGATGTCAATGAGGTCCCACGAGCCGGGAACGTCTGCGAAGCCGTGAACGGTCTGGTTCCCTGCCCCGTGGGCCATCGTCCATGCCGGCCAGCCGTTGGTCGTTGCGAGGGCGGGTGTTCCTTCGGCGCTGACAAGGTAGGTGGACGGCACGAAGACCGTTCCCGACTTGCTGCCGATTGTCCGGGCGGGTGTGATGGCTGCCGGGTCGAGGAACCGCATGACCTCGCTGGCCCACAGGGGGGAGCCGCCAGCGTTGGACGGGTGCAGCCCGTCCGAGTTCAGCAGCGTCGTGGCGTAGTTCGGATCGGCCAGGTACAGCGAGCACACGTCAATGATTCCCCAGCCCTCATTGGTAGCGAGGGTGCTGATGGAGTTCATGCGGGCGAGCCCGTTGGAGTAGTTCACATCCGTCTTCGCCCGAGGGTTCTGCAGAGTCGCCGCAACCGGTGTCTTCGGGAACGTGGACAAGAGCTGGTCCACAAGCCGAAGGTACTGCGGCCGGGCGTCCTGGAACCCTTCGTTGTGACCATAGTTGATGATCGTGTAATCCGGGCTGGTCGGCACCTGGGCGGTGAAGTTGGTCTGCGAGTAGGAGCAGATCTGCCCGGAGGTGCTGCCGCTGCGGACGGTCAGCGTGGGGGCCACGTTGGTGATTGCGAGGTTGCTCCACTTCACGCCGGCCCCGGTGCGGGAGAGCATGGCGATGGTGGATGACGCGCTCAGCCAGGCGTTCGCGGCGAGGTCCACGGCGGGCAGAGTCTTGTTGACTGTGACGCCGTTGACGGTGACGCTGATCTGATTCCCGATGCATGACCATGTGATCGGGTAGTCGGTGTTGAACGCGAGGTTCACGGTCCCGTTGGTGCCGCCGAGGTTCGCGCCGTTGACCACGTGGTAGATGATGATGTTCGCGCCGCTGGAGCCGCTCACGGTGATCTGGGCATGGATGTTGTTCGTGGCGTTCTGGTAGCGCAGATACAGCCGCTGGGTGCTGTTCGAGGACGCGTTAAGAGTAATCGTGCCGGTGTGGTCGGCGTACTGCCCATTCATCGAAACCACGGCGTTATCCGTCACCGGGTAAATCTTGTTGGACTGGATCCCGTGCGTGCCAGCGACATTGAACCAGTCGAACGCGTTGGCGTCCGAGGTCTTTCCGGGAGTGGTTGAGCTGTCGGCCCGGACCATGTTGTCCACTACCGTGGCCGGAGACGGTGTGGCGCCGGGCTGGACGCGGGAGGACGAGCCTGCCCCGACAGCGTCATAGGCGGTGCCATTCCAGTAGAGGTAGTCCACGTTGTAGGCCGGGTATTTCGCGGCGAGCTTCTGGGACAGCAGGTAGGGCCAGCGGTTCAGCCCGTCACCCGTGGAGTCTCCGAGTACCTGAAGGATGCAGGACTCTTTGCCGCGCTGAAGCTTGGCCATGAGCGGGTTTGCGGCGCGGGCGGGCAGGAACGCAGAGTCTGCGGACGTTGCCAAGGTCGGCCGCTGGCTTAGTGATCGGCTCATGCGTGCACCGTGCCTGTCACAACCAGGTCCACGGCGGTAGCGGTTCCGGCATATCCGGCGATCTTGTCGCCTGGTCCGAGCATTGCGCCGCCGATGTAGTCCTTCAGTGCCAGGGTGTCGTTCGCGGCGAGGGTGTAGCCGCTGATGACGCGGTGCGTTCCGTCGCCCACCGTTCCTCCCGTCTGGACCAGGGACAGGTAGACCGTCACCGGGCTGGCCGTGGTGTTGCAGAGGGACGCCTGAGCCACCTTCACGGACGTGGACGCGGGCACCGTGTAGATAGCGACATCTGTGATGCCAAGCTGCTGCGAGACGAGTACCTGGGGGGAAATTGATGCAGCGACGATGACGTTCTGACCAGCCATGATTTAGCCTCCGAAGACGATTGAAAGGGCAGCGGAGAGCCCGGCTGCCTGGGCGGGTGAGGTGTAATTCGGGCTGCCCGTGACGGGGGCATAAGTGGCATTTAGTGCCGTGTCTTGGAGTCGTGCGGGGAGTCCCGCGTCGGGTACTTTTCGGAAGTCCATGAGTCCCATGTCGGCTCCTAAGCTACGGTGATCGCGGGTCGGTTGGTGATGAACCCGTTGCCGTCACGGGTGACTGTGGGCTGGGTGTAAGTTTTGGTGGTGGTGCCAGCGTAGGTGATCGTGTACGCGTCGAGAGCACCAAGGAACGTACCCGATGCGGTGCCGGCGTACGAACCCGCAGTACCGTCAGGCCACTTCACCGTCGCTGATGTTGGTACACCGTTCGCGTCCACACTCACAGCCCCCGAGAACAACGCCTCCGGAACAGCAGCCAACGCATGCAAAGCCGCGTCCAAATCATTCTCGAGAGCGTTCAGGCGGCTGGCGTTCAGAGGCGTGTTGCCAGTCTGCCCATCAGCCCAAGTACGTTTTGGCATGGAGTCTCCTGTTAATATGTCAAAATGTTTGATAAAGTCGTGGTATGGAGAAAAGATCCGCAGTACTGGGGGCAGTCGGAACGCTCGCCACATTGGGCATCGCATTTGGTGGGTTCGCCATCGCTAACGCTGAGAACCAGCCCGCACCCGCACCCGCACCCGTCACCGCAGTGACCGCCACCGCCACACCAACACCGGAGACAGTCGTGACCACAGCAGCACCCGAACCCAGCGCCGCGCCGGTAGCCGAGCCCGTAGCGACCGTGGCTCCCGCTCCTGTAGTCGTGGAGCCTGCGCCCGTTGTAGTCGCCCCCGAGCCGGTCTACGTGGCACCAGCGACCGCCGCTACGCTGCCTAATGGCATGACAACCGTTCAGGTCCCCGGAGGTCCGCCCCCGGTCAAGTGGGACACGTCGAGCACGCCGGCGCCAGGCACGACGAATATCGTCAATCCTTCGCTCCAGGACGTAGGCCTGACGCCAAAGGAACCTACCGCAGGAAAATAGTCATCACGTCGAGGTTGATGAAGTTGTTCGTGTTTACCGCCCAAGCGTTACTTGCGGAAGATCCCTTGACGACTACATCGAATGATGTCCCGAGGCCGGTAATAAGCAGAGTTCCCGTCGCGTTCAGGCATACGCTGGCGGTGGCTGCGGCCGTGGTTTGGCTTGAGGCTCCAACTGACGACCCGTTGATGAACACCACCGCGTAGGCATCGTCCTGAGTTCCGTTGTTGTTCCAGACATGCATGTTGGATGAGGCAAAAACGAGCGCCTGCGTGTACCCTGCCGGGACATTTATGGATGTGGTTAGGATTGGCACGTTAGGCCCGGTGGCAAGTCCGAAGTTGTTCGTTCCGACATGTGTGGCTAGGGGTGACACCGGAGCGGCGAGCGCATCATTCCCAATAATCCCGGCAGGCAGATTTAGCGCACCGGTTATCGTTGCCACGCCGTTGATGGTTAGCGGCCCGTTGACTGTCTCGGACCCGTTGACGATGATCCCGTCAGGAACTGCCTGAATACCAGCGGTCGCGAGCTGGTTAGCCGCCGCGAGTTGCTGCACGGTGCGTTCAAGGTCTTGCACCCGCCGCACGAGCGCATCCTCAGACGGGAACTGGCTGCCTGCTTGTCCTGGCTGACCCATTATTCAATCCCCTGTATCCCGGTTACGTCCACGAGGGGCGTGATGGTTGTGTCAGTAAGCTCCCACCCAACACAGCGGGCAGTCCCCACCAGTCCGTCAGGGAATTCCGGTGCCTCGATGTCGAACCCGATGTCATCGCCCAGCCGCCAGTCCTTGTTTAGCTTGGGCGCTTCGGCCCGGTTCGCTGTGATGCTGAGCGCCACAGAACCGTCCTTCATCGCCGCGAGTGCCCGTTGCGCGTGACCGGTGAGAGTGTTCACATCCGTGATGGATGTTGACGGGGTCCACCTATATTCAAACCGTGGGCGTAAATCTGCCGCGTTCGTTTGATGCGGGGACTGAGGGCGTGCACCCTCAACACCAGAGCTGGTCGCCATGACATCGTTGGAGCCCTCGCTGGATCCGTAGCCCTCAACGAGTTCAGCGTCAGTCACCGATCCCGGCAGGTAGAACTGTGCGGCAGGATTCAGGCCAGCCGGCGCGGGTGATCCGATACGATCCGCCACGAACAGGACAAGCCCGAGCTTCGTGCCAACCCATTCCCAGCCGACAGTCCACTCGGACCCGCCCAGCACGCCGGAAATGTCGGACAGAACCGAATAGAGCGTTTTGTCGTCCGAGTCTTTATGCGTGCGGGTCCGGACAACACCGTCCCCGCCAACAACCTGTACCCGGATCGGCAGGCCACGCTTCACGCCTGTCGCGGCATAATCCTCAACCAGGGTCTTGACGATAAGGTTTTGCGCCCCGGTGAGCGTCTCGTCACCAACATAGACACGGTCGAAGTACGCTTCGGCGGTCACGAGTGACATTTTCACGCCGTCACCCACCTTGCGTGAGCGGCGGATCACCATCCCGCCCCACAACGGCGTGTTGTCCTCATCTAAGGCAACCAGGAACGTAGCGCCCTTCCGTGTGGCCTGACGCCAGTTGTCCGGCGCCTTGTCCATCGGCAGTGACGCGGTCTGCGATTCGTACCGCATTAGCGTCTGCTTCAACGCCCCATCCGCCCTGAGCGTCGGAAGGTCGGCGGTGATGTCACCAGTGTTCGCGTTTACAGACACCCAAGAGAGCATCGGACCCCCTTGGGTTTTGTGCGGGATGTATTATCAGTCTTGACGAACGTGCTAGACCTAGCGTGTTACGGTAACGATTTGAATGTGACGTTACGCTTCGTGCTTGCCGCTGTAGCTGGGAGCCTTAGAAGAGCCCAGAACAGCGCAAGTCAGCCAGTCAGGCAGCCGCGGCTCCAACCAGCGCCAAAACGCATACCACGAGCCGATAATGACTGCCGTGATAACGGGGAGCAGGATGTCAGAGAGACCCATAAGGTCAGGCTCCAGCGGGGCAAGGATCGGCAAGACACCAATCAGCCACGCGATAAGGCTTCCCCACAGTGCGGGAACCAGCGTTCGAAGGATAGAGGTAAGCATTTTGTCGCTCCTAGGCGGCGAGGCGTTCGGCCAACAGGTCTGCTACCTGCTTGGCGATGTCTGCGGGGATGGCGGCCGCGATGTCCGCCGCCGTGATTGTGTTGCCTACCTTCAGGCCGGAGAGTGCAGCGAGTATCGCCGCGTCGTTGAACAGGCTCTGACGGCCCGTGTCCACAATGTTGCGGCCATCCACGCGGTTCTCGAACAGCACGTCATGCACAATGCCAGCCACCGGGTTGGACTTCACGAAAGCATCAATGCGGGTGATAGCTTCGTAGATGTTCTGCTGGTCCTGTGCTGATAGATCGGACAAGAATCCTCCTAGGGTGGGGGTGATGCTGCCTTCGTAATTGATCCCGTCAAGGCTGATGACGGGTGTGCCTTCTACGTCTTCGGTCCAGCCCAGATAGGTGAGCGGCATACCGTAGTAGGCGTAATAGCCAATCAAGTCATCAAGACTCGGGTGATGATGCGGGACATTACCGAGGTCGCTGGTTGAGTACACGGAACCGTCCGGGGCGAGGAGTGCCACGTGCCCGGCTGGTTCGTTGGCGAGGGAGAACCAGACAGGAACCCAGCAACCGGGCGGGAAGTCCTTATTCCAGTGCTTGCTGGGTGACGCCTCCCATGCCGCGGTTGCGCTCCCGTACACCTTGCGCACACCGAACGCCTCGTTGACGTAAGCCAGGCACCAGCCGGGCTGGCAGGGTATGTCCGGATTCGGAGTCAATACCTGTGACATAGGGTTCCCTATCCGCGAAGAATTGAGTAGAAATAGAGGGCCAGTGATACGGCGCCGACAATGCAGGCGAGGATCGCCATGAACCGTTGGATAGGTGTCCAGCTTTGTTCGGACTGGTTGCGCCTGGTTTCGTCAGCCTCTTTTAGCGCGAAAGCCAATGCGATCTTCTTAGCCTCTTCCGCCTCAGCATCCTTCGACAACACAAGCGTTAGATCCTCTTGGATCTTCAACCGGTCCTCGATCCTGCTAACACGCGGAATTAATTCCGTAACCCTGTCCTGCACCCGGTCCAACTTGCCCTCCATGCGGGCAAGGACCACGGGAACGGATTCGGCCATACGGGCTTGGGAGTCTTCGGGCGCGTCAGTCACGGGCCGGCATCCCATCAGGCGTAAAGTATTCAATACCCATGCGGGCATGCCTCCTAAATAGGCTTCGTACGTGTGGGGGAAGTGTGGCCGCGGACCTAGACGCCCGCGGCCACACCTATCTAGAACTGCGCGCCAAGATCCTCAATTGAGAAACGGTTCGGGCTGGTCGCGCCCGCCGTGAACGTGATCGCCGAAGCAGGGCAGTTCGCAATCCACTTAATCTGCCTTGTCACATCCGACGTAGGCTTGTAGATCGCAAAGAGCGTGTGCGCATCGTCCTGACCACCAACAACAGAGGCAATCTGCCGGCCCTGCAACTGCGTCACACCAGTGACAAGGCCCGCGGAGTCACCAGACGCGCAATGCCCGATCAGGACGTTCGCAGGCGCACCGGCCGCCGTGATCTTAAACCCAAAATCCCAGGTGATCCGATACTTCCGGCCGCCCTTGAAATCGAACGGCGTCAGGTTGTTCACCACAACGAACGTGTTGGTGACCGCGCCCGAGTTGCTCGTAACCTCAACATCAGACAGCAACCCCAGCGCATCAGCGTGCGGCATCCACTTAGTGCCGTCACTGATGTACTTCTTGTACTTGTCATCCGTGCGAACAATCTCAGACGCCGGGTACTGGGTGAGCGCGTCCTGTGCGGTCTGCGAGGCTATCGGCAGTGGCGCACCAGCAGCAACATACCGGGCTGGGTTCAGGATCACCGTAGGCGAACCGCCGCCCGAGACGGGGACGGAGATGGTGCCCAGTAGAAACGAGCGTGCCGGAAGTGTAGGCGCAACGGGTGAAGCGGACGGCGTACCAGCCGTGTACAGCACCGGGGCAGTGGTCGCACCGGATCCGTCACCAGCAGACGAGTCATTCACCTGGATGTAAACAATATCCAGGCGTGCGTAAGTCGCATCAGCCGCCGTCACTGCGCCCGTAACGTTCGCGTCAGTTGACCAGCCATAAAGGCCCTGGTGAGTCGTCGCGCCCGGATCAATCATCACCGAACACGGCGTCAGGGTCCACGTAGTAGAGGACGCGCTAAGGACCGTGGAAGCCGTATCAACACGGAACCCAGACCGCCCACCAAGAGGACGACCGGCGCCGCCACCATGAGTAGCCGCCTGCCCCTGCCGCTCCTGCTGTGCCGTAATCGCCACACCATCAGGCTGCAAAAAAGTAATAGTCATGCTAACTCCAAGCCGGTTTTGTCGTGGCCGTCAAAAGGGCCGTGGAAGAATAGTTCGCCGCGCTGAACGCGATTTCATTGATGCCGGGATCGAGGCTGAACCAGCCGCGTGACGTGACGTACCCGGCACGCGCTGACTGGCCCTGCGCGAGGACTTGGCGGCGCTCCATATCGACAGTCACGAACTCGGACGAAGACAAGGCTAAGGACGTGGCAAAGCTGAGCGACTGCTTCTTACCAACATGCGTAACGGTCCAACCACCAGCAGGGATAGGGCCATCAATGCGCAGCCAAACAGGGGCTTGAGTGTTCCCGGTGTTATCCACATAGACGGTTCCCGTGCCGGAAATGCCAGTCCAAGTAACCGGCCACGTCGAAGGGCGAGTACGCCCACCCGAAGAAAATGGAAGGACTGTTGACGCCGTGACAAGGTCGCCGTACTTCAGCGGATCCTTCGCCACGATCTGTGCGCTGAACTCAACCTGATAAGCGTTCAGCCACTTCACCAAAACGTCATCCTGGCGCTGAGCCATCAATGAACGGATCCGCCCCGACTCATTCACCGACATGACAAACTGATCCAGCGTGAACGCCGCAATCAACGTGTCAACCGCAACAGACAGAAGCGCTGGGGACTGCGCATCAATAGACCCCGACAGGGTCATGACGCGAGGCTTACGGAACGGCTCAGAAGTCGTCGCACCATCCCCACGGGCACGCTGCGACGTGGTAACCGTAGATCCAGGCGAACCCCAACCAGACAAATCAGACAGAACAAACAACGTACCGTCAGCATCCGGCGTGTTGAACACCAGATCGCCAACAGAAACGGGCGAGCCATAACCCGTCAGACCCGGAAAAAGCAGACCTGACGGGTAAACAAGAGGACTCGGATAAGGCATAGAGTCCTCCTAGGACGACAGCGCGAGTTGACGGCGTGTCACAGCATGAGCAGTACCGATAGGGTCATCCACCTGGTTGATGGTCGTTTGGAACGTATTCCCGGACCCTCGCCCGCGCCCTGCGATGGACGCAGATGGTGCGCCGAAGTTGGGCATATCAGGGACGGTTACAAGTCCGCGCATCGTGGCCCCGATGTCGTCTTTCGTGTCGCCCGTACCGAGCATTAGGCCCTCGCCGATATGGCGACCAAACTGCCGGAACACCCGCGACGGCGACTGGATGCCAAGGGCGATTTTGAACGGGTCGACGATCCAGCCAGGCAGCAACCCAAGGAAGAAGTTGCCGATGGTCCCAGCCAGCGACTTGATGCCGTTGAACAGGCCCTCGACGATATTCTTGCCCGCGTCAAACAGCCATGAGCCTGCACCAGACAGGGCGCCCATGATCGCATCGGGGATTCCGGCGAAGAACCTGCCGATGCCGCCCACGAAGTCAGAGATGCCGTTCGTAATGTTGTTCCACGTATCAGCGAAGAACTGACCGATATTGCCGAGGATGTCACCGATGAACGAACCGATCCCACCAAGAGCGCCGCTGATGATTGAACCTAAGATCGCCAGTACGCCGGTTACTAGCGCAACAATCGTGTTCCAGATGCCAGAGAAGATGTTGACGATGCCATCCCAGACCATCGACCAGTTGCCCGAGATAATCCCGAGAACCACTTGGATGATCCCCTGCACGATCTGCATGACAGTGGTAATTACCTGCGCGATAACGCCGAACACGACAACAACCACAGGCATGAGTGCCTGAATGATCGGGATCAGCATGGCCGCGAGGATCGTCACCAGTGGCACAACCGCTTGGACAAGCATGCTGATGATCTGTACAGCCACAGGAAGGACTGAGCTAACGAGCTGGACGACTACAGGGATAAGGGAATTGAATAGACCAACCAGCGGGGGAAGTAGTGACGCAACCAGCGGGGCGAGCTGCGTTATGAGCCCCGCAATAATTGGGAGAAGCTGCGCGAACGACGTAGCCACCAAGGGAATCAGCGACACGATTGACGGCAGGATCGACTGCACAGCCTGGCCCAACGTACCCACAAGTGTCGAGGCAAGCTGAGAGAGGACCGGGACAACGGTCGTCAGGGCCGAGCCAAGGGATGTGCCGATAGCCGATGCAAGCTGGCCTAGTGCCGCCGCGATCTGCGGCAACACGGGTGCTATGGCGCCAAATACCAAGTGCAGCGGAGAGAAACTAGTAACTAGTGACAGTATCTGCGGGACTAGCGGGCCTATGGCGGACATGAGTTGAGAGAATGCCGGACCGATCTGGTCGAACAACCCACGCGCCGCGTTCCCGATTTTTTCCATCACGCCAGCGAACCCGGACGAAGTTACATCGCCGTCCCCAGCCTTGAACGCCGCGAACATCGCATGGATGCCGCCAGTCAACTCACGGGCTCCGTTGCCGATCCGCTCCATAACCCCAGCGAACCCGCTAGAGGTTACGTCACCATCGCCGGCCTTATAAGCGGCGAACATTGCATGGACGCCCGCGCCAACTTCCTTGAACGCGTCACGTATCCCAAGAATAACCCCGACAATCACGGAGTCTTCCTGTATACCAAGAGCCTTACTAAGCCCGCCTGTAAAGTCTCCGGAAGTGAACAGCGTCAGGATTCCAGTCATGGCCGCGCGGACCCTGTCAGCGAACGCCTGAACGTGCGTGGCGAGCGCCAGCACGGGGCCACGCGCCGCAGACAGAGCCTGCGTCATTGCCTGGATAACGGGGATCATCACAGACCGGCCGACGTTGGAGAATGCGGTCAGGATCGGCAGGGCTGTGGATCCGAGCGCAATGTGCATACCTTGGATGGACGTGTTGTACTCACGGAGGGAGGACTTCGCCGCCCCGAAAATCTTCTTGTCCGTCTCGTCAAGGACCAGGCCCATCTTGCCGGCCTGCCCGGTAAGCTTCGCGATGCCCTCAGATCCCTGGTTCAGGAAAGGGAGCATCTGCGTACCGGAGCGCCCGAAGAGCTGCATCGCGAGCGCAGTCTTCTCCGCGCCGTCAGGCATGGATTTAAACTTGTCCGCGAGGCCCGGCATAATATCCGACATCGGCTTGACGTTGCCGGCCGCATCCTTGAACTCGGTACCGAGCTTCTTGGTCATCTCCGCCGTCTTGGCTGCATCCCCTGATGCGTTGCCAAGGTTCTTGGAGAAGATCGTCAAGCCGCCAGCCGCGGCGTCCACGTCAACGCCCGAGAGTTGGATTGCGCCACGGAGCCCGGAGAACTGAGTGATAGATCCGCCCGCGATACGCCCGAAGCCGTTGACTGCGCCCTGGTAGGACTGGAAGTCAGCGACGGAGTCCTTGACAAGCTTGCCAACCGACAGGCCCGCGACAATCCCTGCGATGGGGAGCGCGAACTTCTTGATGCCGCCCATCAGCGCAGACCCCAGCGAGGCCCCACCCTCGGCGCCAGCAGCAGCCGACGCCGGGGTGAGCTGGGAGCTAATGCCCTGAGATGCGCCCTTCAACGATGGGACCAGCGCAATGTACGCGGTAGCGAGTTCAATAGCGCCAGCCATCAGTACCCCTTATGTAGTTGTCCAACCGAGTTGCTTATTCATTTCCTCGACGGAGATGGCCTTGCCCTGTGCGAGCAACTGCCCGTCCAGTTGCTTAACGACACCCGGACGCGCAAGCCGTTCCGGTTTTTTCGCGTTCTCATCGCCGCCGCGCTGCCAGTTCGCCACTGCCAACACGTCGAAGATTCCAGCTAGAAGGTGCGCCTTCACATCCCACGTCGCATGCTCACCGAGCAGCACGCGACGGAGAGCCGAACTATCCGGCAGATGCCGCACAATCACATACAGGTCGCGCCACGTCAGGCGCCGCGTACCCAGCCAATCGCGATGCTTCCCCAGAGTGATCAGGTCATACTCAATGGCCTCGCCATGCTCTGTTAGGAGTCGGCTGAGGCCCCGGATTCCCCCACGCCAATACCTGACGCGTCCTTCCAGGCATCAAGGAACGCCTCAAGCTGCTCGGCGTCTTCGAACTGGGTAAACGCTTCGGGGAGGTACTCGTTGAAAAGGATCTTCGCCGCGGAAAGCTCCGAAGCTTCCTCTAGCTCAAGCGCGAGGGACGGCTTCAAGAACTTCAACAGCGGAACGCTGTGGATCTTCCTCGAACCGGGAAGCTGAAACTCAAACCGGTTCTGTTTGATGGACGCCTTAGACGCCGGAACCTGATAAACCATTTTGCGGACTCCTTAGAGAATTGCGGACTCGTCATGAAGAGAGGTGGTGCGGGTGGCCGGGGCAAGGGTCCGCATGACAACCCCGGCCACCCAGCTAAAGGGGCGTGTTACAGACGCACGCCATCATCGGTGTAGACGTAGTAGTAAGCGCCGGAAGAGTCCGGGAACGCCTGAAGGGTGAGAGCTGCCGCGGCGATAGCGTCATCCTTGAACGTGGTGTCGCCCGTGTCCATGACCTTGCCGTCAGGGACCACGAGGCGGACCTTCTTGGCGTCGTTCAGGATCTCGAAAACCCACGAGTTGTGCGGGGTCGGCGCGCTGGTCGCGGTGACCTTGAGCTGGTTGCCCTTGGAGCCGGTGCTACCCACTGAAGGGACGGTTCCAGCGGTGCCAGCAGATCCAGTGTCCGTGTAGGACGTGACGAGGCCGAGGGTCGCAACAAGGACGTTCTCAGCGCCAGCAACGGTGCCCCGGTAAACCTTGAAGCCGGTAGACCCGGTGATCGCAACCCAACTGAGCGGCTGTGAGGATGTGGATCCGGTCGTGGTCGCGGTGACCTCATTGGAGCCCACAGTCTCGCCGGAGCCATTGATCGCCGTGACCTTCCAGAAGTACGTTGCCGCTGCAAGGGTGCCGCCCGTGGTGGAAGTAGTACCGAGGGTCAGCACTGGGGTGCCAATCGCGGCAACAGCAGCCGTCGCAACCACGTTCGCGGTGCCGTAGATCAGGGACTGGGTGACGGAGTTCAGGAACTCGGCCAAGTCCAGCTTGATCGTCACGTCATAACCCTTGGATGTGGCCGCGATGGTATCGCCGCCCCAAGCGTTGATCGTGCCGGTATTGCGCTTCTCAGACTTCACAACACCCGAGTCGGTGATGTAGCCGACAGCCTTGAAACCGGCGTCCAGTGCGGCCAGCGGGTCGGTCGGGAGTGCAGTTCCACGAGGTGCGGTAAGCACGCCACCTGTTACAAGGGGCTTGCCAACCACGACATTAGTTATTGAGTTAGCCATGAGGCGAACCCCTTCCAAGGTGTTTTGCGGACCCTTGGTTTGTGGTTACGCGCTGATTACCGTGCCGCGTGCACGGACCTGAAAGCTCATCGTGTAGCGCAGTTGCGCCGACAAGGGATCAGGTAGGTTGGCGGGGCCGCTGAACTCGCGCACCCCGTAAATGGTTTCGTCCGCCGCGTTGAGTAGCGCCCGGCACTGGGAAAGTAGAAGGGAAGCGCGGGCCTCAGACTGCGCCCACGCCTCCACGGTGATCTGCGCGGCCTCAGAGATGAGCGTCTCTTTAGGCCCGCCAGTACGGAGGACGCGGATGAACTCGGCAGGTCGCCCGGTGGGGACGCGGATCCCAATCTTCGGGGCGCCAGGGAATAGCATGCCGGGGAAAACATCGACGCCGGGAAAGACTGCGTTCATCCGCCCGCGCAGGAACGTGCAAACGAGTTCCTCAACGTCCCGGAACAGGACCGCCTCAGCCACGACCGGCGTCCAAAGCACTAGTCAGGGAACGCGTCGTGGCTTCTCCGTAACGCGCCGCGTGGTCAGCCGTGCCGACAGAAACACGCGCACGCGTGGGCGTAAATGATGGGGTCACATCAAACGCCCCATTGCCGGCAGCCGCCGCAATCGCATTGGCCCGCCGCAACAGGTCAGACTGAACCTCGGCGGACTTCAGGATCTCAATGAACGCGGCATCATTCATCTCAAGCTTCTCAAGCATTAGCCGCTCCAATCCTTGAGAACAATCTCGGTGTAGTCCTGCCGGCCAGAGAACGAATCATGCTCAGCAGGGTGGCCGTAAACCTCATACGTGCGACCATTGAAAATGACACGGTCGAACTCGGTCACGTCAACACTCCCGGCCCGGAACACGGTCCACGCAACCAGCGTGCTATCCCGCCCGATAAGGTATTCCTGAGTCGTACCAGGCTGCACATCACACCCGGCATAAACCGTCTCAGTCGGCGAACCGGACCAATCCGGAACCATGTCGCCATACACGTTCATGACCTGCGCCGCACGCTGAACCGTTATCGACTTCCGCCCCAACGGCCTGCCCATCAAGCAACCCTCGGGATACGGAACGACGACAGAACCATCGACTCCATACCAGTGAACCCGGCAGACTCAAGGGAATACTTCACCTGACGCTGACCCGTCCGCTCCATATCAATCCCGGCAGGAGTCGAATAGAACCTAGAGGCTATACTGCACGCAACACCCTTTAGCTCATCAGGGACCGTCGCGTAACCATGCGTGTAGGTGATCCGCCACGACTCGGGATCGGACCCCCACTGAATCCCCGTCCACGGCTTCGCGGCCACGATCCCCGTCTTACGGGAAACCGTATAATTCGCGGGGTCAACCGTCGTCCAAGTCGTGCCGTCCGTGGTTGTCTCCACCAATGAAACGGACGTGACCGGCAACTGGCGCAGAAAAACAAAGCTCCCGCTGATCGGGTCCGCGTACTCAACATCGTTCGTCGCCTGCGTGATGTCCTGCTCCAGATAGCGACGGATCATGCCGGACGCAACCTTGAGCAGGAACGCCGCCGAAGTATCAGCAGGGTCAAGAGATAGCTGGGAAAACTCGTTCAGCTCCTCAACCGTGGCAAGATCCGCCATGACTACTTAGTCTCAGCCTTGGTCGCGTTGAAGATCGGGGTTTCATCCGGGGCAGTAACAACCTTCGTCGCAACCTCGAAAGCATCCTCGCGCTTCTTGCCGGTCAGTTCTTCGTAATCCTCAACATAATCAGTGGGCATTACGTACTCCTTCAAAAGTTGTGGGGGTTGGGAAGGTGGGGCTGGGATCGCCAGCCCCACCTAAGAACCAACTACGCGGTCAGGACAACCGTGCCGAAACCAGCCGGGCGGTAAACAGCCAGAGCCAGACGCTCCTCAGCCTTGAGGGTGACAAGGTCAGTCTCAAAGTCGTTGTTGTTGGAGTTGGTCATGTCCAGCGTGATGCCCGAGCGGCGGAAGATCTGGCCGCACTCCTGGAACCCGCCAACGAGGACAGTGCCCTGAGCGACGGCGGTAGTGATGACGGCCTTGACGCCCCAGATGTCAGCAACGTTCGTGTAGCCACCATTGCCGTAAGCACCGGTGAACGGGCCACCAGCGTAGTACTGACCCTGAGAATCCTTGCCGAGGCGGATCGTCTGCCAGTCGGTCGGGTGGATCACGATGGCGTCAGGCTCCACAAAGGACGTGGCGCGGAGGGCGGTGATCTGGTTGAAGATACCCTCCATGGCCTTGGTTGCGGTCAGGGTCGCAGTGGTAGTCACCGCGGGGGCCAGCCCGGTGCGCTGGAGGATGCCCTTGATCTGCGGGGCGGTGCCGGTGCCGTTGAGGAGCTGATCCTCTTCCTTGCGCTGAAGGCCGAACACCATGCGGTTTTCGAGGTACGCCTTGAACTGCTCGGCGTCCTGGAACATTTCAACCGTGGGCTTGGCGATGTTGGCGATCTTGCCAACGTTGTCCTGACGGCGTGCGAGGGTGAGGTCGAGCTGCGGGATCGCGCCCTTTTCCAGCACGGTGCCAGTGAGGTCCTGGAATGCGGATTCAATGACGTAGCTGATGGAAGTCGAGGACGTGGTGCCCTGCGCGAGCAGGTCGGCGATGGTGAGCCGCTGGAAGTTCAGCGGAACAATGCCGGGGAGAAGCTGCGGGGCGACAAGCTGACCAGCAAGACCAGCACCACCCGAGAACGCCGGGATGATACCTTCATCAATGGTCGCAGCAGCCTTGACCTCGACGGACGCGCCGTGAGCGCCAGACAGCATGGACTTGTAACCGGTAGACTCCAGAACCTGCTTAGCGAAAGAGCGGTTCTCGCCCTTCGGGGCGGCGCCCTTCGCCTCGGCGGGAGCTTCCCCGCCGCCGATCAGGCGAGCAGCCTGCTCATGCAGTGCGATGGTGTCAGAGAAACCCTTCAGGTCCGCCTGGTAGGCGTCCAGACGAGTCTTCTTCTCCGCATTGGTCAGGGTGTCATCAGCAATAACAGCCTGAGCCTTGGTGCCAAGATCCGCCATAGAGCGCTTGGCTTCGATAACTGCCGACATGGCAATTGTCCTTTCGTTTTCGGGCACAAAAAAACCGCCTACTCGGGCGGCTAACTTGTGGTCCTAAGTTTTAGTTAGATGAATTGCGCGGCTTGGATCGTGAGAGCCTGAGCCTCAAGTTCCTTGACCGTTACTGCGTCCGAATCAGCATCAGCGACGGGGGCAGACCTAACGCCGGCTGCGGGGGCCACAGGGGCGCCGGCTGCGGGGGCTGAGACTGCGCCGGAAGCGGCCGCATCTTCATCAGGGTCGGGCGCGACTGTTTCCAGCACGTCCACAGGAGCGGCTTCACCCGTTAGGGCTACAACGCTCCCGTCGTCTGTGTACGACTGCTTGAAAGTCTCAGAGTCGTAAGTTTCGGTGTTCTCGACAGCAAACACGACATAGCCGCCGCCGTTGCCGTCAGGGACGGTGCCCCGCAGGTAGACCCAGACGCCGGGGTTGGCATCCTGCAAGGCATCTCGCACGCGGTCCTGCGTTGCCTCAAGGGAGCCAACTAGGCTCTTGACCTTGGCGGGCTCAGGCTTAAAGGACTTAGCCCCGGCGCAGTCAGCACCAAGCGCGGCGGCGTGGTCGTGAATGTCCTGAACCTTGGAAGCATCGGCGGCACTGTTACGCGCCCCAGCCTTCAGGCCCTTGGACGACAACACCAGCGCCTCACGGTTGCTAGGAATCGCAACGAACGCGCCGTTGAGCAACTCGCGCACACTCACGGTCGCGCCGTCCTTCTGAGACTTCTCAGACATGAACGCCACGGAGGTAGTGCGGATGTGCCCCTCGTTCACGAGCGTCCGAACCTCCTGCGCCCGCGGCAATGAGGAATAGGTGCCCGACACAATCAGGTTCCCCGTCTCCTCATCAATGCGCGGAACCCCGGAACCGACAGTCTTCTCAACCGTCATCCCATGATCACTGTCAAAAGTAATGTGATCCGGCAGGGGCTGCTTCCACCCATCCTTCAGGAGAGTGTCACCATCCCGGTCCTTCGTCTGCGCCGACAAGATCACCTCAAACGAGCCAGGAAAGGCGTCGTCCGTATTGGTGATCGTGGCATCCTTTTTCACGATGTCCATAACTAGCCTTCCTTGCTGAAATCGAGGTCGCATGTGCAACCCGCTACTTCGTCCGCGCCGCCCGATGGGTCGCCTGGTCCGTTCATACCGTTACTGAAAGCCTCATTGAGGCCCACAGTCTCACCCGACATCGCTTCATGCGACGGGCGGGCCTTCGCGGACGTGACAACCCATGTCTTCGTGCGCGCATCGTTCTGCCTAGCCGCAACCTGAGAAGCCAGACCGCCCACCGAAGCAACCCGTGAGGCCGCGATCTGCAACACACGCCCGGCAAGGTACGACACAAACAACGCCTTCAACGCATCAGACCCGTCAGCTCCCTCAATCTGGGCAGCCGTAGTCTCGTTGATGTCCGCCGCCGATTCCTCAGCGTCCGAGTCAATCCAGTCCGATATATCCTCAGGGTTGTATTGACCGCCAAGAGCTACAGCGGTACCGTCGCCGATAGCCTTAGACGTGGCCGCACCAAGCGTCTTCAGAATCGCGGCAAGGTCGCCATTCCACTGGGACGGATCGAACACGCCGGCATCCTTACTCCCAGCCTTAGCCAATACGGCGTCCTGCTGGGCTGTGAAGAACTTCGTCAAAGCGTCAGCGTGTTCCTTGACAAGCTGATCCCTTACGGCAGACTTGTTAGCCTTGACCCGTGCGAGGCGACCCATGATCGCCCGCACGCTCAACCCTTTTGGGTCCGACGCTTTCGCCGCCTCAAACGCAGGAGCAGCCTCAGGAGCAACAGGCACCGGCACGTTCGAACCAAGCGGAACAAGCGCAGCGTTCGCATACACAACGTTCATCTCAGCATTGTCAGACAGCGCCTCACCAATGATGGTTCGGCCCTCGTTGCCCGTAATCAGGCCAGCCTGGCGAGCCGCCATAGCCTTATCCACACGCGTCTCATAGTCGCCGCGCAGAACCTCGGACATGTCGAACTCGGCTTCACGCTCACCAGGGGCGAAGAACTCCGAGCGCAGTGACCGGTCAATCGTTGATTCAATATCTTCCAGCCGCGGCGACATCGTGTCGCGGTACATGGAACGCATCTGCTCCGTGATATTCGAGAACGTCGCATGGTCCAGAATGTGCACAACGGGCGGGGGAACATCGAAGACCATGCAGACTTCCTGCATGTTCAACTTCCGCGACTCGATGTACTGCATTTCCTCAGCGTTGAGCTGAATGATCTGCGCTTCCATGCCCTCTTCGAGGACATTCGTACCACCCATGTTGTCCGCGCCCGCGTGGCGAGCGTCAAACGATAACTTCAAGCGGTCAGCCGCAGCCTGCGACAATTCGCCAGGGTGCTTCAGAATCACAGACGGGCGAGCCCCACGCTTCCACCAAGACTGAGTAGCACGCCGTGACGCGTCCTCATTCAGCAGAGTGGTACGCAATGGCTCAAGCCTGGACATGCCACGCATCAACGACTCAGGGTTATAGCGCAGGAATGCTACAACGTCAGACTCAGGCGCCCTCAGAATGCCAGCCGAAGCAACACCAATCGTGAACACATACTCGACATTTCCATCCGCGTCACGATGGACCATCGTCCGCGCCGGATGCATCGGCAACAAACCAACAACCTGCCCGGCATCGTTGCGCTGCTTCAACCAGAACGCTTCCCCATAAATCTCATACGTGGCAACAGTCCAACGGTAGAAACTGAACGCCGGCATCTCGAAACACGGGTTAGAAATCAGCCTCGCAAACGCAGACGACGTATCCACAACCCTGCCCGTAGCGGGCGTGTTATCCCACACCTTCACAGTCAGCCGAGCCGCAGAAGCAGCGATCTTGTCAACCACCGTAGCAATCGACGGCTGCGCCTTATACAAGGCACCATACGTCGCCGTGATCCCCGAAAGACTCAGGCCATTAGTCGCGTAGAAATAGCCGTTAGACAAGGAAGGGGTAGTCTCACCCAGCGCCTGAGCGGCGAACCCCAAAGCCTTACCATCGGAAACGATCACGGCCTACCCCCAGGATTCTGCATGTAAGCGATTTTTTCTCTGGGCAGGTACAAGTCACCATCAACGGAAACCGACTCTTTGTCACTGACGGCATAGGCGCCAACCAGCTTCACGCTGTTATCGTCAGCATCCGCCAGCAACCCATCGAACGTCTCGCCACTAGTCAGCGTGACAACGAACCGCTCTAGATGGGCTGCACGCAGCAGTCTGTCCCTGCGATTCATCGCAACTCCTAAATAGTCAGCATGTCTTCGTCTTCATACTTCGAACGTTTCTTCACAACCGTCGCGTGAACAAGGAACGCCCACGCCGCACCAGTCGCGGCAACCAGCGGGGAAATATCCACCGGGCTCTTACCCCGATCCCACAGCCACGCATCACCAGCCGGCTTAGTCACAGCCACCGAAGCAGCCACATCCAACAAAGGCTGCCCACGATGACGCAACAAAGGCTTATCGCCCGGCGTATCCGTCGCCTCAGTCAACCCGCGCACACGGTCATAGAACATGCCAGTACCACGGCCCAAATCACTGCCAGCCCACGGGATCACATTCAAGCCGTCGACAGTCTCAAGCTCCGAAATCAGCGACGAAGCGGGGGCGCCGTTCTGCTGAACAGTCACACCAAACAAATCATCAAGCTTCGCGCGCTCCTCAAACCACGGCTTCACCCACGCCGTACCCGAACGAGACGCCACAACCTCCACATGCAACAGGCCATCCTCACGGAAACCAGCCACACCGATATGCGCCGTCGAACGATCCCACGACACATCCACGCAAAAGACGTACTTGCCCGCGATAGTCGATGCCGGATCCTTCGCGGCCTCCCATGAACCCTCAGGGAACGGGCCGTCTGCGGTGGTATCAAGCCACTGACACAAGCATTCGGTACGGAAAATACCCTCAGGGTCAGTCCGTGCCGCCGACGCAATAGCCTTCTCCGTCAGCGTGTAACCAAGCGACGGGTTAGCCTCAGCCCACCCGTCACGATCCCAAATCGACACACCCGGACGCGCAGACCATTCAAAGATCCCCAGCGAATCGCCGTCCTCAGCATCATCGCCCTCAGGATCCGCAACCAGACCAACATCATCCAGACCGTCAGGATTACCCAACGCCGTATGAGCCAGCTTGCGGAGGAACCTGAGCACAATACTCGCCGCGTCACCAGCGTTCGAAGCAGCCCAAACCTGCGCATAAAACCGGGCCAACGTCGTCTTAGAAACAGCAGACCAGGAATCCCAGTTCGTATGCTCCCGCAACTCATCCATCAGAACCAAGTCACCAGACAAACCACGGCCACCCTTACGGTTCGCCGCCGCCACCTTGTAACGCTCACCCGACTCAAGCTCCAGAGCCTTCTTGCCGTTAGTCTTATTGACCTTCGAGATTTCCTCAGCGAGTTCAGGCACGCCCTCGGCCAGTTCGACAGCGCCCATCCACTGTTCTTCGGCAATGTCTAAGTTCTGCGCCGTACCAATGATCAGCTTCGAGCCGTCCACATACATCCGCCACAGGGACAGGACCTGCATCAGCGTTGACTTACCGTTCTGCCTGGCAACAAGCAGGATCACAGTACGGAACCGGTACGAACCATCCTCAAGCACCTCAAGCGCATGGATCAGTAACCACTTCTGCCAAGGCAGGAGCGTCACCCCGAGCACATCCTCAGCGAAAGCGATGCACTCGAAACCCTTCGACGTCTCCGGGGTTAGTTCCCGCAGCGGCGGTGTGAAGATACGCGGAACCTCAGAACCAAACCGCTTAGCCCGTTCCCGTGGGAGTGTCATTCTTTACACTCCTTAGTGCACGCAGGTTCGCAAGCTTGCCCTTCGCCTCAGATTCGCCAACCGTCACGCCACGGCTAGCCGGTGTAAGGCGTAGCGCATCGCAGAACTTCAAGTAAGTGGGAAGGGTTACGTTGTCCTTCTCCGGATCCGCAGTACCAATCCGCACAGCCAAGGCACGCAAAGCAGCGACCGCACCCGCATCCAAATCCGTCAGGTGAGTGGCTGCTTTGATGGAGCGCTCAGTAGCCTCCACGACGCTCTCAGGGGCAGACATGAAGCCTCCTCGGCCTAGGGGGGATATACACAGACACCCCCCTATAACTCAGGGAGGGGGAGTTGAC